GTCTTCTTCAGAAGCGTCACTATTCATATAATCAAACCAGTCTCTAGGTGTTGCTAACCCTTTATCAAATTTCCAATTCCAGTAATTTATTTCCTGGTCCACGCTCATAGGGTAATCTGGTTCTAGGAAGTCTACGCGGTAGTCTTCTTTAATTCTTGCATTAGTTTTTGCTTCTATAATAGCTTTATCTATCTTAAAGCGTTGTTTTTCAAACGGTCGCCAAATGTCTTCTGTGGAAGCAGTCCTCTCATCATAATTTTCGTACTCCATTATTTTAAGACTTTCTGCTGAAGGGGCATTTCCACGCGTGTCTGCAAATTTAATTCTAATATGATTGTTGTTTAATGTAGCTTCTACTAGGAATCTGGTAGCGTCAATAATATCAGTTAATGAGCCAGATGGCGCGGTAACGCCAAAGTTACTTTCCTGGGGCAAATATAATATTTTGTCTACACCGACTTCGATACGACTAGCATCATCTACACCGGTGATGTACTTGATTCCGATAGCACCAAAGCGTATGGCCAAGGAAAGTTCGGTGGCGGCTACGGAAACACTTAAATCAGCTCTGATTATATCATGCGCACCTTCACTCCACCAGTCACGAATTGGTTTATAGCGATGTGCAAATGTTAATGGAATAACACCGTATGGATTACGATCCCCCTCATTTACACTTTTCTTTGTGCCATTTTGATCTACTAAATAATGTTGTCCTGGAATCCCTGGACGATCTTCTGTCCACACTGCGTGCCATGGTTTTTTTAATTTACTAGAACCATGGTTTTCAATAGCAAAGATTACCCCTACCGGAGATTTTTCACCAGGTAAGAAAATAGGTTCAAAATTTTGTATTAAATCATATTTTATCTTTTGTTCGCGTTCGGACCAACGACTACGCATGGCCATGGTACCTAATAAAAATGTCAACTGTTCAAGTTGCCTGCGTGATGAATTCAAGTCAGATATATCTATAAAATCTAAATACTTTTTGTCAACCGACATTTTTGGTGGACGCTTATATGTCATCGATCTTACCTTACAAATTCTACGGGTCAAATTCTGCGTAAAAATAGGTACTTGATTTAGTGATTCGCTGCCAAAGAACTTTTTAACGTATTGGTCTATATTGACTCCCTCGAAGAAGTCTAACATATATTCGCGTTCTTTTACTCGTTCACTTTCTATTGTATGCAGTGCGTCTTTTAATGAAGAAAGGACTGCGCCTTGCGATAAATCTGGGATTGTTACCATGGTATAGTTCCTGCTGCTTTCTGTTTAATAGGTATAAGGTTGACTAACGCATATCGAAAAGCATCCATTATATGATCGTGAACACCATCTTTTAATGGAACTTCTTTCAAATGTTGGTCTACCTTTTTGTCTGGGTATCGATAATTTTCTGCTGCGGATATAAATCCTTTGCAATTAGGTGCAATAGATAAATGGTGCATACCGTTTGCATCTTCAAAGAATTGCCGGACGTGATTAACGCCATTGGCGACATTTCTGGCTATACGGTCAAATGTATAGCGGACATAAATTCCTTTTTTCTTGAATTGAGCTATTTCACTCATTCCACTCTGAGATTGAGTACCGGCACCGGCTGGATCGCAATAATATGTAGTGACAGGATACCCTTTGGCTTTTATCATATCTGCGAGCTTGTCGGTTTTAACATTCTGTTTATGACATATCTCATCAATTATATATATGTGATCGAGACCAGATTCTTCTTTTTTGTGCTGCACCCACACGACGGCTGGCTCTCTGTAACCCCAATCGATACCAACGTATACGGGAAGGTTGGGGTTGTACTTGAGGTTTTGGTCAATATGCCTGGTGCGGTCCATTGGATAGACCTTTCCGGCAAAGGAAATGAAATCTGCGAAAAATTCTTGTTGTACTGTTTCATGTGTTAATGTCCTCTTTAGTTCTTCTACATCATCTTTAAAATATGGTGATTCCGTACTGGCGTGTTGCCAAGACTCCCAATCTGGAAAGCTATCGTTTTGACCTCTAGAGTACAAATCAAATAGCCAGTTGAAAGATCGGGGCGTGCTTGTAAATAATGCCCAGCCATTACGATCTGACAGTGTGGGACGCAAATATTGCTCCCATATTAATGAACTTGGCAATGTTGCTGCTTCGTCTATAATTATCCAATCTAAACCCTCGCCCACGAGACTGTCTGGATTGTCCGCACTTTTTATCCATACTTCGCTATTCAGTCCTGCAAGTTTAAAGTAATATATTTGACCATTTATTTCCTTCTTGCTCAATGGCGGCAATTTTAACTTAAAGAATATATCTTCTTTAATAATCCGACCAATTTTGTCGCATAACTCATAATTACGACTTACCACCCAGCCACGAGTGCCAGGTGACAATATATATGGCAGTGCTTCACGAGCAGCCGAAAAACTTTTTCCGCTGCGGCGGCCTTGTATATTTACACGAAAACGAGCTTTGCTGTCGTGTACGTCACGCTGAATCTTCGTTGGCTTGTAGCCTACGAGTTCCCACAGCTTCTGCTTGTTTAGTATCTTCTTCTTCAATAGTAAACTCCGCGTCTATTGGACTGTCTTCAAATCCACATTCTTTTAATACAGATTCCAGGTTGCCTATCAGATCAATTTCTTTTCGATCTGTCTGACCAAGGTATTGTTTGCCAAGCCATATTAGCAAGGCTGTATTACCCCTGGCGGCATGGTCCCATTGTAACTGGCGTAATTTCACCTTCAGTGATTCGCGACCAGTTTCAAGTGCTTCCTTATATTTCTTACGAACGGTACTTTCATCCATCTGAAAATACTTGGCTATCTCAATAATTGAACAGCCGAAGGAAGCCAACATCTGTATTTTATCAAATTGCGGACTTGCGGACTTAACAAGGTCTGCCATCACATATACTCTTCTAGATTACACCGGCACTTGGCAATAGCTCTTCTCCAGTAGGTTTTTACGCTACTTACACTGATTTCCAGAGCTTCCGCTATTTGTGGAAATGTCTGCCCTACTAGCCTACAGGAAAATACTTGCATCTCACGTTCCGATAGAATGTCGTAGGCCATGTTACCGGCTTTCTGGTACTTGCGAAGGCGTTCGGGTATAAGGCCGGTGCGGAAGATATGCAGCTTCATGGAAGCGTCTTCTGCATGGTCGATGGCGTCTAGGAGCCGATCGTTTTCTAGGTCGGTAATACTGTACCAGTCCATACTTATTGATGTAACATTAGTTGTTACTTTATATACAAAATTTTTAGAGACACAATCCCACGACGGTACTTTTTCTCCTTGGTGCATGGGGGGTCCAGGTTAGCAATACACAGAACATAAACAAATATTTTGATCATATACACCAACACATCACCGAGGATATGCTAAAATATAGTGCCAAAAATAAACCAAAATCAACCAGGTAAATTGAGGTTAACATCCGTTCATTACTTTTTGACACGTTCGGACAGCAAAAAGATTTACTGAAACATATATTTGTAATAACTATTGACACATATTATATATATAGCTACATTGCATTAATTAATGAAAACTAATTGAAAGGGAAGTCAATGAAATTCACAATAAAAAAAGCAAATGAAATAACGGGCGGACTATCTAACCCGTCAAAAATGCCGTGCAAAGGGTATAATTTACCCGCTAATGAATGCATCACGGGTAGTAAGCTACGTAATATTAAAGACTCCGTTTGTAATGGATGTTATGCATTAAAAGGAAATTACATAAGATTCGCAAAAACGATATTTCCTAAAATGTACAAAGCGTTAAATAGTCTAAATAATATAATGTGGGTTGATGCAATGTCATTTTTAATTAACAATCAAAAAGGAAAAGGAATTGACCCTAATTATTTCCGTTGGCATGACAGCGGAGATTTACAGAGCGTAAAACATTTACGCGATATTGTTCTAATCTGTAATAATACACCAAATATAAAGCATTGGTTACCAACTAGGGAATATAAGATTATAAAGGATTATCTTAAAAAATACGGATCGT